CATCCATGGGCGGTCTTTACCGCGGCGCCCCACTTCCGCCACAAGAGGAGATAACCATGAAGAAGCTTTTGCTCGCCGCCATGCTCGCGGTCACCGCAGCAGTTGCGGGCTGTTTCAGCGATGCAACGGTCGCCACTGAGAATATCAAACGCGCCGCCGACAACTTTGAGATTACGCGGCGCGTAGTTTTCTACAACGGCATCACGGATAGCTACATGCTGTCGGTGGAAGGCCGCTGTTCGATGGACCTCAACTCCAGCGGCACGGCGTTCAACGTCATCTGCAAGACCGGCCCAAGCGACTACAAGCGCCACACGCTGGTGCTGTCCGACAATACCAGCGCCTTCGTGGAGCAGTTGGAAAGCGCGAATGTCAGCGCCTACCACTACCGCGTGATCTTCAAGCCGCAAACCATCCTGCCGGACATCGACTTCCGGGGCGGCGCTGGCGAACTGACGACGAACCGCAACTAACACACCAACGGCGGCTGGTTGCTACCCGCAACTGGCCGCCAGTCGGAGGATGATATGGACGAAAGAAAGGACGTGTGGCTGCTCGACGTTAAGCGCGAGTCCACGCTGAAAGTTGTGTTCGGGGAGCCGCTTACGAAAGCGGAAGCTATCGCGGCATTCGACGCTGACGAGCATGAAGACGTTCTCGATGAAGAAGACTTCGGCACCGAGGTAGTCGGCGCTCGCTAACACCACCAGCTGCCCCTTGTTGCCCCGCAACATCGGGCAGCCACCGCCCCACCAAGGCGACCACCACATAGAGGAGACACACCATGCGCCTATCCTTGCCCCGCCAAGACCTGACGCGGCTGCTGACCGCCGTGACCAAGGTTGTCGAAGCACGCTCAACGATTCCAATTCTCGGCAACGTGCTGCTGTCCGTCCAAGACGGCCAGTTTAGCGCCCGCGCGACCGACCTCGATATTGAAGTGTCCACCAGCATTCCCGTACTCGACGCCACGAACGGCAGCACGACCGTCAACGCCAAGCTGCTGGCCGACATTGCCAAGCGTGCGGCGGGCGACGTTTCGCTAGAGCTTGCGGACGGCACCCTGACGGTGAAATCTGGCCGCTCCCGCTTCAAACTGGCCACGCTGCCCGTCGAGGACTTTCCGTCGTTTTCCGCTGGCGACTTCACCGCCAGCTTTGACGTCGATCTGGCGGCGCTGGTTGCACCGTGCGCGTTCGCGATCAGCACAGAGGAAACCCGCTATTATCTCAATGGCGTCTATTTCCACACCGCCGAAGGCCGGCTTGCGGCGGTTGCGACGGATGGCCATCGGCTTAGCCGTCACTATGGAGACCCGCTCGACCATTTCGACGGCGTCATCCTCCCACGCAAGCTGGTCAGCATCCTGCCGAAAGGCAACGTCCACGTGTCATTGTCGACCACAAAGGTCCGCATCGCCACACAAGACACCGTAATCACCTCCAAACTGATCGACGGCACGTTCCCCGACTATCAGCGCGTTATCCCCACCGCCAACGACAAGATCGTGCTGGCTTCCATTGCCGACCTTCGCAGCGCAGTCGAGCGCGTGTCGACCGTCGCCACAGAGCGCGGGCGTGCGGTCAAACTGGACATTGCGCCGGGTCAAATCGGGCTGTCTGTGCGCGGCGACGCCGAGGCAACTGACGTGGTGGAGGCTGACTACAGCGGTGAGCCGATAGAAATTGGCTTTAACGCGGCTTACATCAGCGAACTGCTGGCGAACCTGGCCGGCGACACTGTGCGGATTGCGCTGAACGATGGTGGCTCGCCCACGATATTTACGGGCGGGGATGACGGGGTGTTGGTAGTGTTGATGCCCATGCGGGTCTCGTGATGGCGTGGCCACCCGAAGACGGCAAGCCGTACACGCCGAGCAACAGCACCGAGTTCGATTTCTTCTACGGTCGTTGGTGCGCACGTTGCACCAACGACGACCCTGACGGTGATAGTTGCGACATCATCGGCAAGTCGATGTTCGGCGAACAGCCCACAGAGTGGACGTGGAAGTCTCGCGCGCCCCATTGCTCGGAATTCCACTCTTTCGATGACATGCAGCCACTCCCAGAACCGCGCTGCCCTGAAACGATGGAGATGTTTTGATGCGCTTCGATGGACATCGTTACGTTGACTGCCGTTGGTGCGGCGGTCGTGGCTGCCTCCAGTGCGAGGGGGAGTTTAACAAGGCATACGAGCGCGCGTTCCCCGATGGGCCGAAGCCGATTGCGACGTTCAAACTGGATACGCCGGAGGGCACGGAGCGCGCCCGCCGCGCCATCGGGGTCGAGGCTTTGCAGAAAGCGTTCGGCCCCGACGGAGGAGGCATGTCGGAGTTCATGGCTAACTTGGAGCGCGATGGGGCGGGGCAGTAATGGCCCCAATTCCGAAGCCCCGAGCCTCCACCGTCGCCGCCATTTACCGCGCTTACGAGGAGGCCAACGAGCATTATGACAGCCTCGGCATAAGCGTCGGTCTGGCGGCGACTGAATGCGACCGCAGCTTGTGGTACACATTCAGATGGGCATCCCACCAGAAGCCCATTCCGGGGCGCAACCTGTCGATCTTCCGTACAGGCGACGTGTGGGAGGATCGGCTTGTCGCGGACCTCGAACGCATCGGCGTCGAAGTCTACGGCCAGCAGGACCGCATCCGGCTTGTGGGCGGGCACGTTCGCGGCAAGTGCGACGGCAAGGGAATCGGAGTGCCGGAGGCTCCGAAGACCGAACACCTGTTTGAGTTCAAGTCCTCCAACGACAAGGGCTTCAAGGAGATCACCAAGCACGGCTGCGCCAAGACTCGCCCGCTGCATTTCGGGCAAGTGCAGTTGGGTATGCACCAATTCGGGCTGACCCGCGCGGGCTACCTGGTCGTGAATAAAAACGACGACGAACGGTATTTCGAGCGCATCGAATACGACGCGGAATGGTGCATCCGGCTACTAGCGAGGCTGGAGCGCATTATCAACGCGCCGGAGCCGCCTAGTCGCATTTCGGACAACCCGGAGTTCTTCGGCTGCCGCTTTTGCGACCATCGCGAGATTTGCCAAGAGGACGGCTGGTCGCGCGTGTCGTGCCGATCGTGCCTGCATAGCACACCGGAAATGCACGGTGATGCGCACTGGTCTTGCGCCCGCTGGGCCAAGCCGTTGAGTGTCGATGAGCAGAAGGCCGCTTGTCCTGCGCATCTGCATATCCCGGCATTGGTTCCGGGGGAGTTGGTGGATTCGGATGAGGATGCGGAGACGGTGGCCTATACGCTGCGCAGCGGCAAGACGTGGGTGGATGGAGACGGGGATGCGGCTTAGGAGCTACACCAAGTCGGGCATGAACTGGCGGAGGAAATCCTTTCGTTCGTTTATAGCTTTCGCTAGATCACGGGCGGCACGCGCCTTGTCATCCCCCATCAATGGATGGCCTTCAATTACCCAATCTAATAGCCCTCGATTCCCACCATCTTCGGGGTACTTCGTGCCGTCGTTAACAACCGAACTAAGGACGTGGAAGGCATCGATGATATGTGGGCTTTTTGATTTGGCCACAGCCTCGATATCGTTGGCGGAAATCTTACGACGGCCGGAGCCAAGGATAAAATCGTACAATCCACCGTGCCGGTAGGAGTTGGCGATTTCCGTCGCGACCTGAAGTCCTTCGAGTTCATCCCGGAAATTCAACTTCATGGTAGCGGCGTGCTGGCGCCGAGACTCGTTGACTTGGCCCACCGCTACCGCGACAGCAAATATTACGAATCCGCTTCCGATTAGGGTCTGATACCGCTCAATCCAATAGTCATAAGCGCCATGAGGCGCCTCAATGTTTTCGTTGGGCTTGGTCCCCCATATTGAACCAAGAACTGAAGCGAGGATGAACGTGTAGATCACTAGCGCCATAGTAACCACTGCGCTCGATCGTTCACCACTCATCGGAAATAATTTCACGGAGCCCCCTCCAATGCTAAAACTGCGCCCGTACCAACGACAAGCCGTAGACCAGCTTTACGCCTACTGGCAAGACAAAGCCGGTTCGCCGTTGCTGGTCCTGCCGACCGGTGCTGGCAAGTCGCTGGTGCTGGCCACGGTATGCAAAGAGCTTATCGAAAACTACCCGGACATGCGCATCCTGATCGTGACGCATGTGCGCGAGCTGATCCTGTCCAACTTTGGCGAACTGCTGAACATCTGGCCGTTCGCGCCGGCAGGCATCTTCAGTGCCGGCGTTGGCAGGCGGGACGCCCATGCGCAAATCATCTTTGGCGGCGTCCAGACCATCGCGAGCAAGACAGACCTGATCGGGCATATCGACCTTGTGATGGTCGACGAGGCACACCTGATGCCGCGGAAATCGGAGACCCAATACGGCAAGCTGCTGGACGGTCTGCGCGCGATCAATCCTGACCTGAAGCTGGCTGGGCTCACCGCGACGCCATATCGACTAGGTGAGGGCAGCCTACATGAAGGCGAGGGCGCACTGTTCGATGACATTGCCTATGACCTGCCGATTTCGGATCTGATCGATAGCGGGTTTCTGGTGCGACCTATCAGCAAAGGCATGGCCACCACCTATGACGTGTCCGGCGTTGGCAAGCTGGGCGGCGACTATAAGCAAAACGCGCTACAGGCAGCCGTTGACCATGACGACCTGACGCGCGCCGTGGTGGACGAAATTGTTGCTTATGGGCAGGACAGGCGCGCATGGCTGGCCTTCTGCTCCGGCGTCGACCACGCCTTCCATATGCGCGATGAAATCCGCGGTCGCGGGTTCACCTGCGAAACCATCACAGGCGAAACGCCTGCCAGTGAGCGCGACCGTATTCTAGAGGACTTCAAGGCAGGACGACTGCGGGCTCTGACAAACAATTCAGTTCTGACCACCGGGACGAATCTGCCGATCATTGATCTGGTGGCGTTCTGCCGGCCGACTCAGTCAGCGGGACTTTATGTCCAGATGGCGGGACGGGGACTGCGGCTCTATCCGGGCAAGCAGGACTGCTTATTTCTCGACTTCGCTGGCATCGTACGTAAGCACGGGCCGATCGATGCGGTCACACCACCAGCCATGCGCGCCGGCACGGGCGAAGCGCCGGTCAAGCAGTGCCCGCAGGACATGGGTGGATGCAGGTCGCTGGTACATGCCAGCGCGCGAGAGTGCCCGGATTGCGGCTACGAGTTCCCGATTGACGACACGCCGAAAATCCAAAAGCAGGCCGACGATGTTCCGATGCTTTCCAAGGGCGAAGCCACATGGCGGCCCATCACCCGCCGCAGATTCGCGTTCCACGAAGGAAAAGGAAATAAGCCGCCGTCCGTCAAGGTGACCTACGCACAAAGCCTGACAACCTTCAATGAATGGCTTTGCTTTGAACACAGCGGCTACGCGCAATCCAGGGCACACCGCTGGTGGTCACAGCACGGCGGGAAGCGGCCGTTTCCTAAGACGGTGCTGGAAGCGCTGGAGCGGCAGAACGAGTTGAAGGAAACGGCCGAGATTTCGGTAAGGCCCGACGGGCGTTACTGGTCCGTCGTGGGGCACCGCGTTGCCGACAACGACAATGTGCCCTCGGGAGAGAATGACAACTACGCCGAACTTCTGGACGACAGCATACCTTTCTAGGGCCGACCAACTGGCCACACCGCCGGGCAACCAACCCGGATAACCACGAAGAGGAGATGAAGCATGACGACAGCAAGCGCACTATTCCCTGCGCAGTACGTTTCCAAGACGGCGTCCGAGCGCATCAAGTGCGTTGAGCGGCAACGTTCTGAGGCGCGCGAAGAGCGCATTAAGAAGATAATGGAAACGCCAATAATCAGCGGTTTCCTATGGTGTAGAAAGGAGCGATTGCCGTCGCGAGAGAAGGCGGAGGCCATCTACGTGACTCCGATACATTACTTTTCGCCCAAGCAGCATGTGGAGCGCGACCACAACTTCACTCTCAGCAAGTTGCGTCCGCTTCTTCGGCTTTCGCGGGCGGCGGAAGAAGCCAATCCAACGGCGGCAACATTTGTTTCGCTAACCGCAGCAGACTGCCGCGTCCTTGACATTCCGTCCAACTTGGGAGTCTCGGCATGACAAACCAAAACTACCTCGCCTACGACGTCACCGTCCTCGAACGCGAGTTCGCGGACCTGCTGGCCGCGTATCCCGAGCTAGCCGAAGACGAAGAACTGCGCGCCGATACCATCGAAGGCGAAACCGACGCGCATCGCATCCTTGCCCGCATCGTTGCTGTAGAGCGGGATGCCGACAGCATGGCGAAAGCAATAGCGGATCGCGCACGCGATCTTGCCGGCAGAAGGGCCCGCCACGAGCGCAAGAAGGAGGCGATGCGAGTACTGCTGCTGCGCCTGCTGAAAGCCGCTGGGCTGCCCAAGGTTGCACTGCCAGAGGCTACAGTGTCCGTCAGCAAGGGTAGGGACAGTGTGGAGATTGTGGACGCGGATGCGTTGCCTGCCGAGTTGGTGCGTGTTGAGCGTATTCCGGACAAAAAAGCCATTCTGGATGTCGTGAAGGGCTGCGGCGAGATACCCGGCGCGCGGCTTGTTACAGGCGGTGAGACGCTGACCGTCCGCGCAGCATAGCACCCGCCTAGTTGTGCCCCGCACAACCACCATACACGGCTACCAACCATGCACCACAATGAGGAGATGATATGCGCATTGAACGCATTGGCGATACCGTTTTGTACAACGGCGATTGCCTTGAGGTTATGGCGACGTTGGAACCTGTGGATCACGTCATAAGTGATCCGCCGTATGAAGAAAGCCTTCACGCATCGAAGAATAGCCTGCGCGGACGGGTCCGCGCAGATAAGGGTCCAGATCTGAAAGGGCTGGATTTTTCGTCCATCAATGACATTCGGGCCGACGTTGTGTCTGCCGCCGAGCGTATTTGCGAAGGCTGGTTCATCGCCTTCTGCACTATTGAGGGTGTCGCCTATTGGGCCGAAGCCATCAACGCATCGCCCATGAAATACAAGCGCGGCTGCCTATGGGTAAAGCCCGACGCAACGCCACAACTTAATGGGCAGGGGCCAGGTCAGGGCGCGGAGTGCTTCGTCACAGCATGGAACGGCAAAGGCCACGCGCGCTGGAACGCGGGTGGCAAGCGTGGCGTCTATACGCACCTGACCAATCAGCGCGACCGTGATGGTAGACATCCGACCGAAAAGCCAATCCCGCTCATGGCGGAGCTGCTGGCCGACTTCACTAATGCCGGCGACACCATTCTAGACCCGTTCATGGGCTCCGGCACAACCGGCGTCGCCTGCGCACGAATGGGGCGAAAGTTCATCGGCATCGAGTTGGATCCGCGCTATTTCGACATCGCCTGCGTGCGTATCGAAAAGGCTTATGCGCAGGGCGATATGTTTGTGGAGCGGCCCAAAAAGGAAAAGCCTGCGTCGCTCTTTGGGGATAACGACAATTCTGCTCCCGGGCAAGCAGGTGCGGCAGACGGGCGGGCAGCCTAATGGCCAAGCTCACCAGAGCCCAAGCCAAGTCGCACGCGGCCGCCGTAGAGCGTCTTCAGCAAGACCACCTGACCGAAGATGACAAGGAATTCGTTTATCGAAACTGGAACGAAGGCGCGAACCATGTCAACGGTGCGGCTGGTGCGTTCTTCACACCGTTCGACATGGCGTTCGACTTCGCGATCGATGCTGGAGGCGGGGCGAGTAATCGACCTGTGTTCCGGCATTGGCATGCTGTCGTATGCAGTTTGGCAACGCAGCCGGTTCAACCACCGCAGACCACAGATTACCTGTGTCGAGCGTAACGCGGATTACGTCGAGGTCGGCCGCAAACTGCTGCCAGAAGCAACGTGGATCTGCGCGGATGTTCTGGGCGTGCTCGACATGCGTCTGGGCCACTTCGACTCTGCGATCAGCAACCCACCTTTCGGTAACATTCGCCGCACCAAAAACAGTCCACGCTACGCAGGCAAAGACTTCGAGTTTCACGTCATCGACATAGCGGCGCACCTTGCCGACTACGGAACGTTCATCGTCCCGCAGATGTCGGCTGGCTTCAACTTTTC